GGAACTTTTCGGATAGGCGTACCGTCTTCCCGATCCGCTTGACTGACTGCTCGTCAAAGCCATACGTCGCCACGGGATTACTCCGACAGGACGACGTACTGGATCTGCACCGGGGCGGCTGCGTTCGCCTGTGCGCCGATCGTCAAGTCTGGCTTGACCGGGAACACCGCCGGGTTGCCGCGTCGCAGCCTGACCACTTCTGTCAGATTGGTGCCCGATAGCGAGCCGATCGAAACGTAAGCCGTGCCCGAGGTTGCCGTAGACAGGTTCCGAACCGCCATGTACCCGGCGGTAGTCACGTCGCCAAGCGATAGCTGCTGGGCAGCGTTCGTCAGGACAGTGACGACGGCACCGACGCCACCAACGGCTGCCTGGTCGATGCGGACGTTGTTGCCGTTGAAGGATTCCTCGTAGTTGCCGTTGGCACAGCGAAGCGAGAGCGAGAGCGAGATTTCGTTTGCCATGGTGTTTCCTTAGATGCCGCAGTCGATCCAAATGTTGTTCATGTCCCACGCCTTGTACGGGTAGAGCGTGAGTTCGTAGCCTTCCGGCGAAGCGCCAGGCTCAAGGGCCACGCCTGCATTGTCTAGCGGTACGGGCTGGCTCACAGGGTTGCCTCGGCTGTCGACAATCGCTTTCCGTTCGCCGCCGACTACCTCGTTGAATCCCACATCCAGGTACTTGATCTGCCACCCGTCCGGCTTGTAGAGAAACTCGACGCTGATACTCCACGCCTGCGTCTTCTCGTCGTACTCGCCGCTCCAGCCGACACACCGCACGGTGTACTCGCCGCCGCCAAGAAACGCCGTGGTGTTGTTGCAATAGTTGACGTACTCGTTCAATGAAAAAAAGTTGGGGGCCACTACATTCGGGTTGGTGTACGTCAAAGCCACCATCGCGGTATCCTCTTCGATACCTTCGACTGGGTCTTCTGCTGAGTTGCGCGGGGCGGTGGCTACGGCGTCGTTTGCCGCCACTGCTTCCGCGAGCGTCTTCCACCCGCGGGCTGGCACTGCGACCTGTTGAGTGCGTGCCGAGATTCGCCGCCAGGTCGCTTCGTTAGTGCCGTCAGGCGGATCTTGGTCTTCGCCCTCTGGGTCAAATCCCTCGTATTTGACCTTCATCAAAACCACGCGGTCGCTACCCTGGAACCAGGAAAGCGACCGGCTGGTGACGACAAGCTGAACGCCATTGGCGTGGACAACATCGTCCACTTGCGGCAACGCCTGATTGGCAAGATTGGGAAACGTAGACGTATTGGCGAGCACGTCCGAGAACAATGGGTTCTTGGTGTCCGAGATGACCAAGAACTCTTGGTCAGCGGACAGCTTCTTTGAACGCTTTTCCTTCGTCTCTGATAGTTGCAACTCGCGGCGGACGCGAGCGTCTACAATCGCCATGCGTTACACCTGGATTGTGGCTAGGCCAAGGTTCATCTCGGCAAACTGGCCGGCGAGGTCTTCCACGCCGTCTGCTGTACGTTCGGTAGCGTCTGCCGTGCGATCTTCGGCGTCGCCAGCTTCACGCGGGTCAAAACCCATCGTGAGCCGGTTCAGATAGCTCTCGGCATCCGACGAGCCCACGACGAGAGCCTTGAGCGATTGCGACGACGCTTTCACGGCGGCAGCTATTCCGTTGCTTGCGGTTTCGCTAAACGCTTGCCCGCCAACAGTCCCGGCCTTTGCCATGTCGGCTTGGACTTTTGCCATCTCAGAATCAAAAGCGCCATACGGATTGGCTATATTCTCTGTGCCTTGCGACCAAAGGTCAGAAGATGCCTGCCCCCATACGGCAGACTCCTGACCAAACGCCTCACTAAGCTGGGACGTAAACTTTTCAGCAGTTCTCAAGCTCTGAATCAGTCCAGCATCTATTCCTGGTATTGCTTCAAGCAGGCTAGCTATAGCGCCAATGACTGCCGAGATGCCAGCCGTAATTCCCTGCCACACCATGAACGACACAGACTGGATGCCGGCAAATGCTGCCGTCACAAGCTGCATGAATCCATACATCACAGTGAAAGCGCCAACGACAACGCGAAGGGTTCCCGCAAACACAGTCGCGAAGGCGTTAGCTATCTGCCAGCCTGTAGCGTTTTCTGCAAAAAACTTGAGTATCAGATTGCTAAGAACCGTTATAGCTGGAGCCACGCCAGCAACGAGCTGATTCCAGAATCCCTCGGTAATCATCCCGAGCCGCCCCCATGCGTCGTTCATCATCTCGACGCCTTTGACTTGCTGGTCAGTCATGCTGACGCCGAGTGCCGATTGCAGCTTCATCATTTCAGCGGTCGCCCCGCCAGCGGCTGCTGTAATAAAATTCATTGAAGCCGCGCCAGAACGTCCAAAAATCGCAGTAGCTGCCGCCGCTCGCTCTGCTGCGGTTGGCAAAGCTGCGATTCGTTGTGCAATCAACTGAAACTGCTGCTCCGGGCTGAGTCCTTGAAGCTGCGAAAACGTCAGCCCAAGTCTGCCAAACGCCTTTTCGGCGGAAGCGCTTCCGGCTTGAAGATTTCCGATCTGACGGCCCATGATCGTGAACAAGCCTGCCGCCTGGCTCGCACTCACACCAGACTCGTCCGCCACCTGGGCCAAAGCCTGGAACGTAGACGTAGCCATGCCGAACCGCGTAGCAGACTTGGACGCCTCGTCTAGCCGTGACGCCGCGTCACTGAACCCGCGGAAAATGCCGATGATTGACGCTACGATTCCAAGCGGAATCAGAATGGCCTTCATGGTCACGGTCAGAAGCTGAATTGAGCCGGCGAACAACTTGGAAGCCAAGGCACCGTTCTTGAAGCCAAGCGCGACGGTGCCGAGCAAGCCGCCGATGTCCGAGAAGAGGACACTTGTTTCGCTCGCCGCAGCGTTCATTGCGCCCATGCCGCCGGTCATTCCGGACACGTTCCGGCTGAACCCTGCTACCTGCTTGCTCGCGTTCGCCAGCCCAGCCGTCAACCCACCCGTTGACGCCGTGACCGAGACGTTTACGCGTCCGAAGTTGTTCGCCATCGGCTCACCTCATTCCGCCGAGGTGTGCCAGGAACTCCGCTTCCATCGCAACCGGCGACGGGTTCCGCTTCTTCACCGGCATGTAGTCGATCGGCTCCATAGCCTTAGCCGACTTGCCGCGGTTTGCGTTGTAGAGAAGGCTCATGATGACTGCGTCTCGTTGGTATTCGTCGCCCCACGGCATGAGTTGAAACGCCGCCATCCACTCCTTGCACTGCTCCCAGGACATTTCCTCCGCGAGCCCGCGGACATCCCAGATTCCTAGTTGCAAAGCCAGCCGGTACAGGAACAGCAGTACGGGCCGGCCTTCTAGTTTTTTACTGCGTCCTCCAACTCGTTCTGGTTGATGCCGTTGATTCGGAAACCGGCATCCACGATTGCCTGCACGGCGTCGGTATCCAACTCGCCTACGGCATCGGCGTCAGCGTCGCTGAACATCCGCGTGCCGTCCTCGTTGACGCACAGCAGGCACGCCACCTGAGCCCGCACGTTCTTCAGGTTCACCTTGCCGGGGATGCCCCCGGTTACGATCTCCTCGAACCTGTCGCGGTCCTTGGCGGTGAACTTCGCCACATGCACAGTGCCGAGCCCCGGAACCTCCACAGGTTCCCGTTGCCGCACGCTACGCTTCGCCAGAATCTCTTCTCGAGTAAGTGCCATCCGCCGCGCCTCCAGCTGTTACCAAGTCGTCGTGGTTCCGAGTGCCCCGCTCAACTTGATGTTGAGGGTGGCCGTCATGAGCCCGTCCCGCTCGATGCCATCGGTGTCGAACGATTGCAGCGAGCCGTAGGCCGAGTAGGCCCGCTGGCTGGTGCCGCCGTTGGCGAAGATGAACGTCACCACCTGGGCGGTGGCCGCCGAGGTGAGCAGCGGCACGAAGTCGATGGACGGGTCGTACTGGATCGTCGGGTTCAGTTCGCCAGGGTCGTAGACCTCGGACGCAATGAACTCTTTGGCGGTGCTCAAAAGGTGCGTGGCGTCGGCTGGATCGTCACGCTTGACGCCACCCCAACCCCACGAGTTGACGCGGTAGTGGGTGCCAGGGTTGCTGCCCAGGATCGCGCCAAACTTGATGAACGAACCTGCCCCAACGTCGTGTGCCATCTGCGAGCCTCCTTGCTCAAGTAGCCGTGTACGTGATCTCCACCGTCATGTCCGTCCGATGCACCGGAAGCTGATCGCCGCTGGCGTTCGGCTCCTGGCCTGCGTCCTCGTCCTTGACGACGGCAAGCCTGATCGGGTGTTCACTCCTGTAGTTTAGCCGGTTCCTGACGGCCCTCGCGAGGTTTCGCACCTCCTCGAGCGAGTCGGACACGCACGCCACGGTGTACCGGGCACGGGTCAAGCCGCTCGAGCCCAGAAGGTCGTTGAACTCGTCGCGGCTCTCGGTGTTCTGCTCAAAGACGATGAACGGGAACGCCGCACCCTGCGGTGCCTGCGTCTGGTAAATCTTGCTGCCGACGAGTAGGGCAATCTCGGCGTCGCCAGCTAGGCACTGCTTCAAGGCTTCGTCGATGTAGGTGACGGCTGGCATTTAGCGGCTCGCCTTTCCTGCTGCGGCACGGGCGTCACGCCTGGCCTGCTGTGCGATCGCCTTTGCCAGCGACCGCTCAAGGTTTCGCACCAAGTCGGTACGCAAGCCCGGCAGGTTAGACTTCGCCCACTGGCTGTATCGTCGGTTGCCGGGGAAGCCCTTCACGCGGCGAAAGAACAGCCCGACTTTGCTCGTTCCTTCGACGCCTTCGCCGAGTAGCGGCTTGAGATAGGGAACCTTCGTGGCACGCCGGCCAGGGATGAACAACGCGGCGGCGGACTTCGGCGTGCGTTCCTTGACGCCCTGGTCAATCCACCATGCGTGATAGCCCAGATGCCCCTTTGACGAACCGCCCGAGCGGTAGCCGAGAATGGCCGTGGCAGTGGCCCCGGACTTCCGACGTTTCTTCTCGGTCTTGCTGCCCACCGATCGCTTGAGGTTTCCGGTTGGCCCCTTCGGCGTAAAAGACTTTACCTCCGGTATCTTCGGTTTGACCGTCGCCGTGACAGCCGCCCCGAGGTACTGCCGCTGCACGCTCTTGTCCAGCTTGGCAAACTGCTGGAGCAGTTGCTGCACGCCTTCCACGCGGATGAGGTTGCCGCCTAGCATCAGTCCACCACCTCCGTCACCATGAGTTCGTGTTCTTCACGGCGACCGCGTTCCACGGCAGACAGAATCTCGAACGTGCGCCCATCGGCAACCACCCGCATCTTCGGCTTGAGCCCGTCGAGATACCGCATACGGATACGGTGCGTGACGGTGCCGATGCTCACCAGGCTCGCCACCTGCTCCGATCCGCTCATGGGAATGATCTCGATCCACCGGGTAGCAAACTCGGTCGTGTACGTCAGCACCGGCTCGCCAATGGAATTGGTGCCTTCCGTTGGCGTGTAAATCGTCGCGAGCGTGTCTAGCGGGCCGGCACGTAGCACGATTAGCTCCCGTAGAAGACGGCGGTAAACGCGGCGGTGCCGGCGGTTGCGTCAACGTAAACGTCGATACTGGTGCTGCCGGTGCCAAACTTGCTGGCGGCTGGAATGCCGCCGCTGGACACGAGCGTTGGGGTGGAGTCAATGGCACCAAGCGCAATGACTCGCTTGGTACCGCTGGCGGCAAACGCGATACGATCGACAGCCGAAAATACCACGGCGTCACCGCTCGCGTTTGTGTAGTTTGGCGAAACAACCGCAACATTGACCGCCGCCGTGCCGCACGTACCCGTGACAATCGCCACTTTTCCGCTGCTGTACGCCGTGGCGTCCACCAGTTGAATCTTCTTCACGCTCGACGCCGCCCCCGTGGCAGAGTCGGTGAAGTTCACGTCTACGGCAATGCGTCCTTCAATGCTCACGAGTACTGCCTCCACCGAAGGTTAGCGAGCAAGGCGTGAACGCCCATCGGGATGTTTTGCCCGACGCTGCCGACAGCCTCTCGAGCGACGTACCAGTGCCCCACGAGCAGCTTGATCGCGTGGATAGCCTGCGTCGGTACGCTCGCCGCGCCGCCGTAGCCAGCCAAGTACGTGATCGACACAGCGTTATCGTCTACACGCGTGGACGGCCAAACTTGCTGGTACGTCGGGTAGACGAGTGCCGGCGTGTGCGAGCGGTCCAGCCGGAAGTCCTGCGTGCCGCTCTGAGCCCACGTCAGCGTCTGCGTGGCACCGGCGGTGTCCGCGTAGGAAATAGTAACCGTGGCGCTCGATGCCGTGGCGTTGAGCCGCACGGGCGGGCGCGGAAGCTCGATGCGGTTCGCCACGAACAGGTCGAACGCCACGGTGTATTGTTTATCCGCAAAGGTGCGGTCGCAGTAGTCCTCGCACCACGCTGTAGCGGCGTCGATCAGTGCCCCGATGTAGTCGTCATCATCGGTGCCGGTGACGCGTAGGTGCGTCTTGGCATCCGTGACGCTCACCGGACGGTCGCCCGATCCGCTCGCCGTGGCGACGATCAGCGAGCGGTAGCCAGCCCCCAGCGGCTCGTAGAACAGGCTCATTTCTTCCGCCTCCGTCGCGGCTTCACGGCTTGCTCAACCGCAGCCGGTTCCGGTGTCACAGCTTGTCGCACCTCCGGTTCATCCGGCACGATCTCGAGATACCCGGTCCGCCTGAGCGAGTCGGCGTAGCCAGGTGCGAACCGATACCGCTTGCCAGGCACGTAGCCCTGGAAGGGACGCCGGAACTCAACCGATACCATCGGGATGGACTTCACCGCCATGCGTTCGCCGGCGGTGCGCCGCCGCCCTCCCAGTAGTCCGTAGGGTGCTGCAAGATGGCCTCCATGCTCTGGCCCGGCCACTTGAAATGAACCTCGGCGTGCCCGATGGCTACGCGGGTACAGACGCCGCACTTGAGCCCGGCATCCTTTGCGACGTTCCAGAAGTTGATGTCGTCGTCGATCCGATCGTCACCCCACTTGCCGTCAGCACCAGGGTGCCCGACAAACCACGGATGCGGCATCTTCTTGAGCGAAGCGGCACGGATCATTGTGAACCCAAAGTGAGCCGTGTAGGTCTGGACAATGTTGTGGTAGATGAAGTGGTCCCGCCGCACGTCGGTAGCCCGCGTGCCGTCTTCATTTAGCATAGTGAACAGCGGTTCACCACTACGGCGCTTCGACTGGACAGCCGCCACGATGTCGAAGTCGGACGCCATCATGTACGTGAGCATCCGCGGCACGGCGTCGCGGGTGAAAATGCTGTCGTAGTCGAGAGTCAAGATGACGAGCGGCGGCTTGCTCGCGTCGCCGTCTTCCTCGATCAGCGTCTCAAGTACGCGGGTAAGGCACTGGTTCCAAAAGGCCCCCTCGTACCGCATCGGTGCGATGCCGTAGGGGATGAGCCCTTGAGCCCAGCAGAACTGGTGATCCATCCACGACAAGCGAGGTACGCTCATCGCACACGCAACACGAACCGGCCCTGCCCCTGTCTCCAATACAGCCGGCTCCACGCCAGCCGTATAAGGTGATGCCGCGCCCACGGCAGACTCCTTATTACGAGTTGTCGAACACCAATCAGCCCCGGACGTGTGCCGTCACAACGCCCTTGTCGGTTGCACTGACTGCACCCTTCTCGCCCTTGCTCAAGCGAGTGGCGACAGCCACGGTCCAGCCGTTCGTGCCGGCAGCGGTTCCGCTCGTGGCGGAAACCTTGATCCACCGACCCAAGTCCTTTGTGGACAAGTCGAAGCGGTACGTGCCGCCAGTCGTCGCAGCGGTGCCGAGCGTGTAGCTCATGCCGCTAAACGTGGCAAACGTTGTGCCATCGGCACCAGCCGTCAGAGCGATCTCCGCAGGAGCCCCCGCAGTCGTCGGCACATAGTGCACGTCAACGCTGGCAACGTCGTAGCCGATCACGTCAAAGCGAGTCGTGAACGCAGCCGCCGAGGTTGACGTACCAACCGCCACCACCGACTTGGTTGCTTGAACAATGTTCATTCGAGAAAACTCCTACAGGGGGTCTTAGAGGATGAGAGCAACCACAGGGCCAGCGCTGCTGGTGTCGCCGATGTCGCTGGTGATGCAGTCGAACGAGCAAGTACCTTGCAGGTACGTCTGATCAAATTCGATGTAGCGATCGGTGGAAGCACGGATGGCGACTTCCTTACGGATGCCGTAGTGGGTGCTCTTCTTCATGTCGCCGAAGAGGGCAACCACCTGGTCCGTGGTGACGCTCGTTCTCATGCTGTTGTTGAACAGCACTGGGAAGCCGAGGAACCGCTCCATCCCGACGCCACCGGCAACTTCCGCAGCCGACACGCCGCCGCTCGAGAGAGCGAGCGAACGCATGCATGTGTGGTACATCTGCGGCGTTACGTACCAGGCGGCAGACGACAGGGCGTAGGTCGGCAGCTTGGCAATCGCAGCGTGGAAGTCGTCCACGGTGAGAGCGTTGGCGGCCGTCTGGCCCGAGTTGCTGACGCCGGCATAGGTGAGGTTGTTCTCAAACAACCACTGGATGCCGCGCATCCCGCCGTAGGTCGTGGTTCCGTCACCCTTGAAGCCCGAGTCGTCGATGAGCTTGCTAAGAGCCAGAGCGAACTCTTGAGCCACCAGCGAAGCGAGATCAACAACCGAGTCGTCGATGAGACGGTTCGGAACGCGAGTGCCAACCCGAACGTCCTTGGCCGACAACATGACGTTGTCGGTGGACATATCGGAGGTGGTCGTCTCTTGGTTGGCCGTGACGAAGTAGGCGGTGTTGCCGCCAGTGCGCCGCGGGACGTAGAGCGTGTTGCTCGACATCGGCATGACGTTGGCCTGCTTCGGAATGGACGAGTATTCGTCCACGAGCCGGATCACCGAAGACGCGAACGTCTCAGGGATGAACACGCCACCCTTGCTGTTGTCGTTCGGGTCAAGGGCACGCTCTTCGACGTTCCGCACGTACCAGGCGCGGTCTTCCTTGCTCGCCTTGTGGTTCGGCAGCAGGAACCCGCGAATCCAGCGGCCACAAGCCTCCGCATCCGAGCTATTCGCGAACACGCCGCGAAGCCGGCCAGTCGCTGGAGCCGCAGCCTTGGCGACAGCCCGTGGCTTCTCAACGTCTTCGCCTTCGGCAACGGGGGCCGCGGCATTCTGGACACCACCGCGGAGAGCGGCGATCTTGCGAGCGATGGCAGTCTCTTTGGCGAGACGCTCTTCAAGCTCCGTGGCTTCCGCCGACAGGGCTTCGATCTGAGCGTCCTGCTCCTCGGTGCGAGTCTCCAGCTTGGAGAGGTCTTCGAGGATGGCCGCAACCGCTGCGGCTCGCTCTTGAATCTTGTTGAGTGCAGATGCCATCCGTGGCGTACCTCATGGGTGAGTGAGCTTCCTTGCTCACTTGCAACATCCCACGGGTACAGACGTTCAGGCTGGTTTCCGTTGTACGGTACAACTTCGGAAAACCCGATCAGCAGGCACCACGCTCTTGTCCGCGTGGCCGCAGCACTTGCACTCCAAGTACCGCACCTGCGAGCACCCGCACTGCTTGCTCGTCCGTGTCCGCATCCGCCCCCGCCCGCACCGCGGGCACACGTCGCCGCTATTCGCCACTAGGTGAAACTCCTGAGAAGTGCCGCACGCAAGCGAGCCGCCGCCGGCAGCCACAGGCTACGCTTGGCGGGCTTCGCCACTTCCTCCTGCTCTGCCAACCACAGTTCGTAGGAACGACGGGCAACCTGGCTCGTCGTGGACGGGTACGCCGGGTTCACCACCGGGCCGAGTTCATAAAGGTTCGCGTCGCGCACCTCGCGGATGGCTCGCCCGTTTTCGTCGGTGACGAACCCTTCGCCGCCGTTGTTGATGCTGAACGTGAACGACGAGCCCTTCACGTCACGCCGCTGGATCGACTCCACGACATCGGCACGCGTCATCGGCGGGTACACGCGATACCCAAGCCCCTTATCATCTTGGAAAACCTCAAGAGTTCCGGCGGACTCCCGGCCCAAAAGGAAGTTGTGGTCATGGTTGTAGTAGCTCACCAGGTCCGTCTTGCCACGCTGGCGGTTCAGCACCTTGTCGAACGCACCGGGCAGGATGCGTTCACGGAACCCGCCGAGGTCAACGCTCATGCGATTCCACACGACGGCGTAGCCCTGGACGACGGTGCGCCCGTCTGCACGGGACTCCACGACCAGTTCGTCGTCCTGCTCAAAGGCAACGTCGCGGCGTTCAATCTGTGACATCGTCGGGTTCCTCGTTGTCGTCTTCCGGTGGCGGTTCGTTTGCGGGTGGCGTCTCTGCCTTCGGCTCAGGCGGCTCGGCACCTTCCGGCATCGGCCCGAGGTTGTCTTTCTTGCGGATCTCTTCGGGGAACAGCCACCCACCCGATACGCCGATCTGGTACGCCTGGTAGCGGGTGAGAATGTCGCCCTTCAGCAAGCCCTCGGTCATGAACTCGGCGTACAAGTCCTCGTCATCCGCGAGCAAGTCCCGAGCGATCGCACCCTCGATACGACGCAGCCACGGTGCCATCGTGAACTTTTCAAAGCTCACCATCTCGCTGCCGTAGTTGCCCCACGTCGCACGGCCCAACTCCTGCACGAAGATAGGCGAAACGCGGGTGACGCGGCAGCACGCCAGCAGGGCTTGCGTCCACAGTTCCGACAACTGGCTCTCTTGGTTCGTAGCCGAGATCGTTTCGGGTTTCAGCCCGTTGGAAAGTACCGCAGTCTTGCCGGCGTTCGACGCACCACCGTGGCGGTCGTCCCACCCTTCACGCAGCCGGCGGCGAGTCTCGGCGTCAAGCTGCTGGTCAGTCGTCAGCACGAGCCCAGGACGGGCGTTGTTCTGGAAGAACGACGACGCGTGCTGCTCAAGCGAACGAGCAAGCGAGATGGCGTCGGCACCGAGCTCCACCAGGCTTTTGCTCTGAATCCCGTTGATGCACGGGGCGGCAATCCTCATGATCTGGTTTTCGGTGTACCGCGTCGTCGTGCCCATCTCGTCGGTGTGCACGTAGACGATTGCCTTCGTCTTCGGGTCTTGCTCAACCCGCATCCCCTTCGGCTCAAGCGGCCACAGTTCCTCGACGAACCCGCGAGCCCCACGCTTCTTCAGTTGGTACGACGCCCCGTAATAGGCGCAGTGGTACATGATCTGTTCCACCCACTCGCCACGGGTTTGCCACGAGTTCGGACGCACCGCCAGCACCTTGTAGAGCGGGTGGTCCTTGGCACGAACGCCCTCGCCGTTCTCGTCCTTGCGGTACAGGTGCAGCGGCAGGCACGACGCCGTCTCGGCCAGCACCCTGACGGGTGACGAGAACGCCACCGTCTTCATCGCAAGCTCAGGCGTGACGCGGTCGGTGCGTAGCTGCCCGATAGCCACGAGGTCATCCCAGCGGCTCGTCCGCTCCTCAAGCCACGAGATTTCCGGTGCCGTAGCGTCCATGCTGCTCCTACCAGAAGTCGATTTCCGGCATCGACGCGGGCTTCATGTCTTCGCCCATGTGGATGCCGCAGGCCATCGCCAAAGCAACTGCACCGTCAATCCGTTCGGTACTCTTCGCCTTGCTCAGTTTCACACTGCCCGCGGGGTCCATCTGGACGGCAGCGTTACCTAGTTGCCATCCTAGAACACGATTCCCCGCCATCCGTAGGTTTCCATCGACGAAAGCCGCCTCTAGAGCCTTCGTCGGCGCGTTCATGGACGCGTACCCTTGCCCGAACATGACGACGGGCAACCCCTCGCCCGCGAGTTGCTGTGCCAACGCCGTAGCGTTCCACCTGTCAATCGCCAGCCCGCGGCACCTGTGCTGCTCGCAAAACGCCATGATGTCGCGCTTGATGATGGCGTGATCCACGCTGCGCCCGTCCGTGATCGTCAACCACCCGTTCTTCGCCCACTGCGAGTACGGCACCCGGTCTTCCTGTTCCCGCTGGGCTGCGTTCTCGCTCGGTATCCAGAAGTGGGCGTACACGTCTGCACCGCCACCCTCACGCGGGAACCAGGCGACGAACGCCGTCGTATCGAACGTGGATGCCAGGTCGAGCCCGGCCCAGAAGTCACGCCCGGCAAGCGGCTCTTCCCAGTCGCCCATGCACGAGGTGATCTGGTCAGGCGTGAGCCAGCGGGTATCGCTGGACGTTGGGATGTCCAGCCGGTATCGCAGGAAGCTATTGAGCTTCACCGACGAGTTCGCAGCCTCGCGGCAGTCAGCGGCGAAGCTCTCTTCGCTGATCGTTTCACCCAAAGACGGATTCGCCTTGTACCACACCTTCGGGTCTTGCCAGTCGTCGTTCCGGTCGGCAGCATAGATGCACCCGAAGAACGTAGGGTCAAACGTGGGATCGGCAATGCA